CCAATTTATGGTCGTGGTAAACTTGTCTTTTATCTATATTCATATCTCACTTGAAAATTTGTTTGATTCCTTTTGTGCTAATCTGCGGGACCTGAAATACTTAATTTTTTGTTCCCAATTGTAACGCTTAACCGAATAGAATCCGGTCGATGTTATGTAAACCATAATCGTATTGTCGCAATCGCATTTCAATGAAACTGAATGGACGTTGTTTGATTTCGAAAACATTTTGTCAACCAAATCAAGGCTTTGTTTTTCTCCACAAATTGGACATGACAAATTATGATTTTTTAGTTTCGGGTATCGTGCCATAATATTTATTATAATAATTTCTAATAGGTAATTTATTTATTCCGTCCACGACTCCATTATGATAAGCCAAATCGATATCACACTTTTCCTCATCTAATAAAGATTTACATTTTTTAATTATTAAATCAATGTCTTCGTCTTTCCATCCTGATTGCAACCATAAAATTAATGATTGCATGGCCGTTTGTTTAGTTTTCATTTATGTGTGGGTTTGAAGTCGTAATTTCATAACCAAAATCAAAAACTTCACTATTGTCAAGAGAAATATAATAATTTTCACCTACTTTATGTGAAAAATGTCCTATAATCCAATTATCATTTTTTCTAACTCTAACCCAAACAATATCACCTTTATTCGGTAATTCTTCGGGACGTTCTTGTGAAAATCCTTGCAATGTATATTCCGTAAATGATAATACATTTCTTGGGTAACCACCTTCACACGGATATTTGCCATCGAATAAATATGTTCTTTGCAAATTGTCATCAAAAATAACACGAACCGAATGTCTTTCTAAATGATTAATTTCAAATACTTTGCCCCATCCATATTCAATATCGAATACCCTATCCCCAATTTTAAAAACTTGATTAAATATTTTATTTTCCATTTTGTTTAATTTTTAAGATTCCTGATTTAGTGTATTTACCTTCTTCCAATTTTCCGTTCCACTCATCCCTTCCAACCTCCATTGAAAATTTTTTATGCCTCCATGTATAAATCCGATTGTCTTCTTTTGGTTCCTGATTTTTAGATTGCAACCAAAAAAATAATGCGATGGCCGTGGAGACAAAAATGATTAAATAATATTTTGTTTTCATATCTGATAAATTTTACCTTCTTGGTCCAATCGTGTTTCAAAATTTACCATGTCATAAATGGCTCGCTTATAACATTCCGATTTTGATTTTACGATTCTTAATTCACGATTTTCAATATTTGCCAAACTATCCCACACCTCTTTTTTTGCCTCCACGCTTGTTGTAATTAAATTAAACTTTTGAGCGATGTCGTACAAATGGTCAAGCCCGCCTTGCGTGAATTTGTATTGTGGATTTTTTGAAATCAAATCCGCGTAATCATTTAAAATGTCGATTGCCTGCTTTTTTAAAACGTTGTCTTCGGGGACCGGTAATGGCGGTGTTTCGACGTAAGAATTGTGGACCTTTCCAATCACTTCGCGCTTGTCTTTGTCGCGGTATTTCTTCAACCATTGACAAAAGTTTGGTGAATTGAAAAATACTTGCTTGTCATCGCTTTGATATTCCCCTTGTAATCCGCGTTTTACGGCCTCAATTACCTCGTCTGATGTCAATGTACCAAACGATTCTAAATCGTCGCTTATACTAAAGATTTGGGCTTGCTCCTCTGCGACATTTTCATTGCGTAATCCTAGTTTGATTTTGATTCGGGTCCAAATTCGAAATGCTAATTCGCTTTTTTCTTTCTTTGTTAGCGTTTTCAATACTTGACCTTTGCTAAGTTCAATTATTTTCGCTTCGGTTGGTGAAAGATTAAAGGAAATCGAATGGGTTGTTGTAAGTTCCATCGTCGTGTGATTTATCAATTGCCGCTTTGGCTTGTTGTAGGTTTATAATATTTTGTTCAAACTTACCAATTTTTTTGGTTGTGTCAATACCTATGTTTTTTTTCGGTGCAAATAAACCTTGGTAATTGTTTCCAATCGAATGGTCGATTGCCTCTTTCAATTCGTTGTCACTTTTGTCGGACCAATCTTTTATCAATTGCGCTTTCCCGATTTCTGTGTAGGTTGATTTTTTGCTTTTCTTATAATCAAACCATCGTTGAAATAAAACGTCGCGTTCCGTAGGAACTGCTACTTGTTCTATTACTATTTTATTTACTTTACTTTCTTTTTCTTTACTTTCCTTTCCTTTCTTTTGTTGAACGGTCGTTGAACGGTCGTTGGACAATCGTTTGTCGGCCGATGCTTTTCCGGCCAATTTACGTTGTTCTTTCATGCGAAAATATGGCTCCAAGTAAACCAACATTTTAGGGGAAAAAAACTTTTCGTCGTTGTCAATTTCAAACAATTCGTAATTGCATACGGTCACTCGAATCTTTGCCTCTGACACCCCAAACTCGTCGGCTAACAAATCCAAGTCTTCCAAAGGATAAACTAAGTCTTGCTGTTCTCTTAATGTCTCTAAAAGCATGAAATAAATGCCGTACCCCTCAACTCCTAATTCTCTGCGTAACCGTCTAATTTTACGGTCGTGCCTTGCATTGCAAAAATGCGGGAAATAAAACGCTTCTTTTTCCATAATGATAAAAATAAAGGCCCAAATGCGTAGGAGTGCAAAAGGGCCTTGGGTTCTTAAAACCAATTAATCACCGAAAAACTCCTACCCTTTTCGCTGATTACGAAACAAATATAAAATTTATTCCTGAAATTTCATTAATCGTTTCATAAAAATTCCCGCGTATTGCGGAAAATCTCTTTCAAATAAACGGGCATAATCTGCCGAATAATTGTTGTTGACTTTGAATTGGTCGTTTCCGCTTATCATGGTATGATACCGAATGACCTCTAATATTTGCCGCGCTCCAATACGCTTGTAATTTCTACCGATTAGCTGAAACGCTATCTTTCTGAATTCCGTGTAAATTTGCGGGTTTTCTTCGTTGTATTTTCTGAATGACTTTTTCATTTTTTATAAGTTTTAATTTACGATAGTCTTGTTCTAATTGTTGTGCGATGTGCTGATGCCATTGCGTAAAGTTTAATTCCATTTTACTTTTTTATTAACGTTAAAATTATGAATCCCATTACGATGAACATCGTTCCTGCGACTCCGATGAATGCGATAAATTCTGCCGCATCATTATTTTGTTTTGATTTGCCTTGCCAAATATTTTTCATAGTCTAAACCGTATTTTGTGAAAACAATTTTTATTTCATCCCATACTTTGGGGCCACCAATGGCCCCGTAAAGTACGGATTTAATATTATGCGCCTTGAACTCTCTTGCGGAAAAAGGTTTGACCTCTGCGTTGTTTAAGTTGTCGGCAATTTCTTGATAAACTTCAAATTTTTTAGGCTTCATTTTGCTCTTGTTCTTCGTACAATTTTTTTTGCTCATACCATTCTTCGTTTGTCATTTCTCGGTTGTATTCTTCAACCTGCCCATGGTCCAACGAAATTTTTTTGATTGCTTTTTCGATGTCCTCCATTGTCTCGCAATGTATTCGTTTCCAACATAAAGCGTGGTCCATGTGTGACCGATATTCAAAAACATAGTTTCCTGCCTTCATGATTAAAACGGTAAGTCATTGTCGTTCTTCGCCGGCTTTGATTGGGAACCTTGCGCTTTCTCCCATGTGTCAAGTTCGATGTAAATTTTACCGTTTTGCGATTGGTTAACGTTTAAGTTAACCCAACCGTTTTTGGTGTTTTTGTTAAGGAATGCCACAAAATCCTCAACCTTTACGGATATTTTACCAATGACCCAATCGGGTGCATTTTCTGAACGTTTAAAAATTAATCCGTCTGCAAATACTTTGTCTTTCTTTTCCATGATTTTTATTTGTTTAATTGTGATTTACGATTTGAAAAAATTGCGATTTGTTCCTTGGACAATTCGAAATTGTCGTTGGCATATTTAAAATACTTTTGTAGGTCCTCGATTGTTGCGGATACACTCACACCCAATTCGATGTCGGCCGTGTCAATGGTTGGCTTTTTAACCTGCGGGGCCGGCTCACTTTTGCCGTGCGTATTTGTCGCGTCTGCGTCTTGCGTATCGTCCAAAGCAAAAAGTCCGTTGAGCGCATATTTTCGTGAGTAACTTGATGACGCGCCGGTGACCTGCGACCCATCCATTCCTTTCTTGCTTTCTTCTTCACGGGCCAACGCGGTCGTCGTATAGGTTTCTTCGCCGTTTGAAAGCGTTGCGGTTGCCTTGACATAGTAACGGTCCCCAATGTTAATTATCTCGTCGGAAATCGTAACGTAAAACCCCATCGGGTTTATGACTTGTTTGACCGCCTCCAAGATGTCTTCGGCGGACCGGTATTTGTATTTCCCGAATGAATTAAATTGCCCTTTGGGTGCTTTTACTTTTGCTTGAATTTCTGATAATGATTTCATTTGATAGGATGTTTAAAAGTTTTGAATTATTGGTTTTACACTCGTTTTGGATTATGTCCCTGACCTGCCACAATTCGGGGTCAAATGACCAAGTCATGGTGTATGTTCCGGCCATGTCTTGGAACTCTGCTTTTATGACCCTCATGACAAAAGTGAATAAAATGTGATTGCGCCTAATAAAAACGCGACTTGCTTTAAGAATGGGATAACGTCCGATTGGTTAAAATCCCCGATTAAAAGTGTGATAATGTTTTTCATTTTGATAGTGTTTTTGTGCAAATAAATGTTTGTTTGTTGGGCAAATATAAGACTAATAATTAAATAAAAAAACTTTTTTATGCCATGAAATCCGTCATGGCTCGGTGTTTATTTTACTAAATATAATCTCCTATTGCTTTCAATTATTAAATTAGCATTATCCCCACAAATTTGAAAATAAATTATAAATCCATTTAATAATTTTTCTTCAGATTCAATCAAATACCCATTTCCAAGATATGCGGTCCAACGGGTCGCGGTTTTATAAATAGTTTTATGATTTAAAGAATTTGCAACATTTACTATTTCTTGAATTTTAGGTGTGTTTTTCATCTTGATAGGTGTTTAAAAATGCCATGGTTCCGCCATGGCTCGGTGATTGATTAATTAAATTTATTGTATGCTTCTAATTTTCTGTCTATTGAGGATTCAATCCATAATTCTCTATATTCATTTTGGATTTCTTTGTAATTATCTGCTTTTTCATCTTCATCTAAACCTTTAACATTATGAAGTTCAAATAACTGATTCCATCGTAATCCATAATACCAATTATCTAATTTTTCATGCAATTCTAAAAATAAATAATTTATTGAGTTTTCCATTTTGATAGGTGTTTAAGATTGCCAAGGAATCCGCCTTGGCTCGGGGTTGAATTATAATTGAAAATATACGGATGCGAAAACCAATTCGTTGTCGCCTTCTGCAAATTGTTGCATTGCCTTATAACCTTCTTTTGTTTTAGGAAAATAAACTTTATCGATTTGAATAATTTCAACACCGTCAAAGTAAAAAGCAATCAATCCTGCGTTATTAATTGAATGGCAATACTCAACCTCGTTCATGTATTTTAAGCCGTCAGCCTTATTTACATAGATTGAATAAACCTTGCCATCGCATTCGTAAAAATTTGAATTAAAACATTTTTGCATAAGCATGATTTGCTTTTTCCACTCATACGGATTGTACTCGTTGCGCGCGTGATTAATTGCTTGTTCTGCTGAAATTTGATTAAAAGTCTTCATTTTGATAGTGTTTTGTTGTTTGATGATGTAAATGTAAAACAATTAATCGGAATAAAAAAAAGTTTTTTTAATTTATTTTCATTCGACCATAAAATTTTTTCTAAATAGGTTTTAAATAGGTAACCTATTTTTTACCTATTTTTTATAAAAAAAGGGAATCGTAAGACGAAACCCTTTTCCAACCCTAAACCTATCATTATGAAATCAAACTTTACAAACTTAAAAAATGTGAGACAAGCGCGCAACTTGTCCATGGTCTTTGTGATGAATGAACCCCTCAATCGCTTTTGTTGCGTGCTGAAATCCATTCCGGTGATGCCATGAATCGGCCCCGCTTGGGGACCGTAATGACTCAACCGTGACACCTATGAAATCCTTTGAAACCTTGTGGTGTAAATGGTGTGAATAAACGTATTTGTGTTGTGTCCTTGCCCACATTTCTTTTGCCTCCACGGCCATAAGTAATGGCAAGTCGCTAGGTTTGGCCCCGTCTCCATGTGTAGACCCGATTAAGTTTTTCCCGTATTGAAAATATTTACGATGTGAAATTGAACAATCAAACGTGATATTCTTTGAATTACGGAACCATGATTGAATAACATCCGCCAAATAAAATCCGGATTGGTAGTCGTGATTTGATGGATTGAATACAAAATGGACGTTTGCCACTTGCATCAAAATTTCAATTACTTCAACATAAAGTTTTTTGGCACATAGGAAATTTTCATAAAACATTCCATCGGTGTCTTGTGGTGTGCCGCTCGTGGTAGTTCGTTTGGGGCTATCAATGTGTAATATGTCATTGCCTGCTATAAATAAAATTCGGTCAATATTAAATCCTTGTGATTTTTGAATGATTCCGCGCACCCCCTCCAATACTCGTTTAAATGCGATGTTTGAATTATATTCGTCACCGGTCTCATAATCTGTTGAAAGTTTTCCAATATGGATGTCGGCGGGGTCAACGACTAAAAGATGTCCGTCTTCAATATTTTTTCGCTCGATTTCCGGATAAATCGGCGAATACTTTTGCATTTCGTCAATGATTTCATCCCGTAAGTCTTCGTAAGTTTTGACCGATTGGTCCATTTTAACCGCGACGGAATATTCCTTTGTTTTATCCCAATACAATTTGACGTCACTTATTTCAATTCCGCGTTCGTCGCAATGTTTTGCAAGGCCGGCATGGTCCGATTTTAACCGGTCTTTAGATTCGTACCGTCCTAGGTTTTTAGCGATGGCTTTGTAATTGTCATATTTGTAAATTTCACAAATAATTCGGGCCGCTTCGTTGGACCCTAACCCCTTGGACCTTTTTAATTCAATCGTTTCGTCTATTAATTCCCGATATGATTTCATTTTGTTATGATTAAATATGTAAGAAATCCGGTAATTATTAATAATGAATTTCTTTGCCACCCATTTCGTGACCGTTTCTTTTCGCTTATAAGCAATGATTTTTGCAATTCATATACATTCGTTTGTCTTGATGCGCTTTCTCTCTCTAAAATCGAAATGTATGCCTTTTGAATACTATCTTTTCGCGTTAGTAATTTACGTTCCTTTAAGTCGTGAATAATTGTGTCCGCTAAACCTGCCGACAAAGTTATTGACCTACCGATTTTTGGTGTAATCTTTAAAGAATTTTGTGCGCGTGCTATCTGCGTAAGCAAAAGGAATGCTAACAATAGCGGAATCGATAAAAATGATTTTCTTTTCATACGGGTTCGTCGGAATAAGTGCAACATTTTCCGGTTTTTTAGTCGGATTAAATGCGCAACGGTTTACAATAATTGCTGAAAGCATAAGAAAGCCAAACATGGTTACGGCTTTAATAAGGTTTGTATATTGGTCGATGTTCATATTTTAGCCAATTGAAAGTGCATCCCGTCCTTTCGCTTCCACTCCCCACCCCAATCGAATCCGGATGACGTAAAACATTCAACAAATTTTTTTGATAATTGTGGGATTTGATTCAATCCATTTTCGAACGCATTTACATCGATGGCAATACCCCATGAATGCAATGACATTGACGGTAATCCACGCTTGTTGCGAATGTTAAAACATCCGTCCCACGTTTTTAATTCTTTGACGCATCCGGTTTTTATTAGCTTTTCGAATGCTTGCGACAATGGGGCAACTAAATCTTTGTTGCAATAGATTCTTTTTGGAATGACCCCAATTTCTAAATGCGTAGGAACATCCCAAAGAATTAAATTAGGGTTCCCGTTAATTGCGGGTCCGTATTTCTTTTGGGCTTGTTGCGATGTTACCATTATTTTTCGGATGCCGGTGTTTTCTTAACTCGAACTTTTGTGAATTTATCCAAATCAAGTTTTGATTTTAAATCTGAATTTTCAGCGCGTAGGCTATGAACTTCTTTTGTAAGTAATTCAACCTTTTCACTTAATTCGTCGACTCGTTGCGACATCTTTTCGGCGGTATCTTGCCACATTTTTACGGCCTTGTCTACATTGTCCAACGCGTTTCCTTGTACTTCAATGTTTTCCTTTTTTCGCCCTACTAAATAAGTGACAAACGATGCGATTCCGCCCGTGATTGATGGTACAATAATGTCATCAAAACCCATTTTACTATTTGTTTAAATTGTTAAAATTCTATTTATAACTTCCGCCACCTATCCATAAAACTAAACTCTTGCGTGTTCCTTTTACCATAGGGGTAACCTTGTGCAACATAAAAGACGGGAATAACATTACATTTCCAATCCCTTTTGGGGCAATTGTTGTGTCATTGCTATTCCACAAAACTAACTCGCCACCATCATAATCGTCGGCTTCCGACAATTGAACCACCATTGAAATCTTTCGGTGATTAATTGTATTTGGGCCGATATCCATGTGCCAATCATAATGGCCTCCTTCTTCTTCATATTCGGTAAACTGAATCGAATCAACAACCCCATGTAAATCAAATTTCCATAATGCGTCGTTTGCCTCCACGGCCATTCCAATCAATTTTTCATAAAGCCAATGTGATTCAATATTGTGGTGAATCCATTTAACTTTTGATTTACGAACTGAATCGTCACTATTTCCAATCGTTTCCGCCTTGCTATATTCGTACAAATTTGCAAGGTTTTGAATCCACTCAATTTCCTCGTCTGAAAATGCTTTTGCGAATGTGTAATAATTAGTTTGGTCAATCTTTGAATCGGTTTCGAATAAAAGGGCTTTTATCATTTTTGCAAGGTTTGGTTTAATAAATATTCCAATTGATTATCAAATTTAGGAACATTTTGTTCAATCGCAATTTCTTGGTCACTCCATGGCGATTTTATTTGATTTTTTTGCAATTTTTTTATCTTTCTTTCTTCTAATTCCGCTATCATACTGCGCTTCATAAAATCAATATCTGATTCACCACACGCATCAATCACAAAACTTACAAAATCTGCGTGTTTTAATTCTGAAAATGGGGTAAAATTTTCATCTTTTGGATTAGATAAATAAATATCTTTCATTATAAATGTTGTTTCGTCTCCTTGCGATTCAACATCATAAGCCACAAATGCAAATTTTATTCTTTTAACGGTATCGGGAAATAATGAATCGTAATTACTTACTTCCGTTTCTAAAATATCCCATTGAAAAATGTAAGCCATAATTTTATTTGTTTAAAATATTCTGCGACAAGTAATGTATAATGTTCCCCCTTTGTCCGTCAATTGGTAACCCATCGCTAATCGAATTCCTGACGATGCACCTCCGTTTGATTCCGATGTAACTTGTAACCAATCAAACGATGTACTTCTATTTGCAAAAAATGGCGCATAAGTCCAACCACTTGTTCCCCAACCATAAGTGTCACCGTATGGGCTAAATAAGAAAGCCGTTGAAACACCCCAACTTCCGTTGTTTGTTGCAAAATATACACTACAAACATACGTTCCGCCACCTTGCAAATCACCCTGATAAATAGCCACTTGGCCGGGGTTTGCCCAACCCGTATTGATATTGTGTGCGCGTGAAACCGTGTGTGTTGAACTTCCACCCGATGGTCCGGTTGGTCCCGTTGCTCCGGTTGGTCCGGTTGGACCGGGGCCACCTGATGGTCCGGTAGGTCCGGGGCTACCCGTTGGACCGGTTGGACCGGTTGCACCGGTGTTACCTCTTGGAATGGTAAAGTTAAACACGGCCGCCGAACTTGTTCCGCTATTTGTAACCGATGCGTTTGTGCCTGCATTTCCCGTCGTTGTCGTGCCTGCCGCAACCGTTGCCGCTGAACCCGTTGGACCCGTCGGACCCGTCAAACCCGTCGGACCTGTCGGCCCGGTATTTCCTTGGATTCCCTGAATACCTTGTGGACCCGATGGACCCGTTGGTCCGGTTGGTCCGGTTGCACCTTGTGGGATTGTGAAATTAAATACGGCCGCTGATGTTGTACCGCTATTTGTAACACTTGCGCTTGTTCCTGCCGCTCCGGTTGTTGTTGGACCTGCTGAAACGGTAGCCGCTAAACCTTGTGGACCCGTTGGACCAATAGGACCAATAGGACCCGTATCACCGGTGTCACCCTTTAAACCTTGTGGACCGGTTAAACCCGTTGGACCGGTTGGTCCCGTTTCTCCCGTTAATCCGGTTGGACCTTGTGGTCCGGTCGGACCCGTTGGTCCCGTTAAACCCTGCGGACCGGTTGGTCCTATTTCTCCCGTATCTCCCTTTATTCCTTGCGGACCTGCGGGGCCGGTTGGACCGGTTAAGCCAATTGGTCCGGTATCTCCGGTGTCACCTTTAATTCCCTGCGGACCGATAGGGCCTGCCGGACCGGTTAAGCCGATAGGACCGGTATCACCCGTGTCTCCCTTGATTCCTTGTGGGCCGATAGGACCTGCCGGACCCGTCTCACCTTGTGGTCCCGTAGGACCCGTCTCCCCTGCAATACCTTGAATTCCTTGTGGACCAATAGGACCCGCGGGACCGGTTAAGCCAATTGGACCCGTTGGGCCAATGTCACCCGTATCTCCTTTAATACCTTGAATTCCTTGCGGACCGGTTGGTCCCGTCAAACCTTGTGGACCCGTTGGACCAATGTCACCGGTGTCTCCTTTAATTCCTTGAATTCCTTGTGGACCCGTTGGACCAATTGGACCCGTCGGACCCGTCGGACCGGTTAAACCCGTTGGACCGATTGGGCCGGTCGGGCCGGTAGGACCCACGGGACCCTCGGAAATTGTAAATGTTTGATTGGTAGACAAATCTTTTGTCTCACCGTTTATTGTAATTGTTGTATTAGAGTTTGCAGGGGTATAGCCCAACGCATCAACAACGCTTTTATTTTTCCATAATCCCGAAACCGTGTCATAAAATAAACCTTGATTTGCTTGTTTATTAACAATTAAAACATCGTGTAACTCATTTATTTCAAATCCGTTTTGAACCTTAACAAAGATTTCTCCATTGTTTTGGCTTACCCGCGTAACAATACCAATAAACACAAGGTGTGCCGGCGCAACCGGTTTGTTTGTTAGGCCATAAATTAAAGCCCCATCGACACCCAACCAAACGGGGTCACCTTGCGTTGCTGACGATGTATTTAAACCCGACAAAAGACCCTCGGTAATAACCGTTCCTTGACCATTTACGGCCAAGTTTTGCATAATTAATCCAAGTGTTTTGCTTGATGTATTTTCGGACGCGTTTGATGCCTTTACGACAATCATATTGGTTCCGTCTTGCGTTGGGCTTACATAAACCGCTTGTCCCTTTGTAAGTGCCACACCGGCCTTTACATTGTGACGCATTACGCTTGTCCAAAGTGCATAATTATCAATCCACTCCGTATTGAAATCCGTTGCGTCAACCTTTGCCAAAATCTGACCGGCTAACCCGCCGTCAGGAATTAAACCGCCTTCGCTTAAACTTCCGTCACCTCTTACGACCTCATTTGCCGTACCGGTAGGGTAAGGGTAATAAGTTGTGTTATCGTAAGAAATTGTCGTTCCGTTTGCCTTTACAAAACCGGTTCCATTAAGGTCGTCTTGCTTTGCCGCTAATGCGTTTTGTAAATCTGTTTGATTGGCAATATTTCCGCCAATGCCTCCCCAAATAACGGCCGCCGATGTTGAAACCTCAACGTATTGCGTTCCCGTCCAACGATACAAAAGACTTGTGTCGTTGGTTACATAAAACGTAGTTTCATTTCCAACCGTTGGCAATGCGGAAATCGATGCGACCAAAAGGTAATTCGACCCGATTATGTTTCCCGATGTACTGAAAACATTAACTTCAATTAAATTCGGGGTCGTATTAATTTGAACGACCTGCGAATTGTCAGTTACTAAAATATCAATCGTTTGGTCCGCCATTATCTCGTAATTTCTTTTGTAATTGAAAAAATTCCACTTATGTAAGTACGCACATCCCCGTTTGCGAATGTGATTTGAATATCATATTCGTAATCATATACGGGAATGTCAATGATTTGTTTATTGATGCAAAATTGACCAAGCGTTGGGGCCGTAATTGTGATGCCTAAACCTGATACCGATGTCAAAGACAAGGCCGGTGTCGCGTCACTTGCGCATTTACGCAACTGCATTTTAATAACCGCGCCCGTCAAATTTTGAACTACCGAATTAATCTTTAATTCAAAATTCACGATATCGAACGTGTCCCCCTTTATGTGTGAAAAATTAAGACTCATCTTTTATTTTGCTTAAATATGTTTTCAATTTTTTTATATGTTCCGGTTTTGGCTTGTAAGATTTACAAGACCCATCCGGTAAAACTTGCGTCTTTTTCGGGATAAACGTCGGCATTACTATTTTGGTTATATTCAGGATAAGTATTTTGATTAAAACACATGTAATCGATAAATCGACGCGTGTAACTTTGCGCAACTTGTCGTTCTTTTTCCACAAGATAATCAATTTCGTTCTTTTCTACCGAATTACTATTTTCTGACGTGTGTTTAAATACCCCTTTATTTGCGATTGTGTACGCGGCAAATGGTAAATATTCAACCATCGTCCAATGAATCAACATGGGCTTAATATAGGTGTTCAAAAGCATTAAATAAGGGGCCGACAAATTATCGGCAACAATCCCGTCATTTATTTTATTGAACAACTTGGTCCCAAGGTAGTTTTGAATGTGGATATCCTGCGCAATTTTTACAAATTGAATGAAATTATCCGTGTCCAAATTTCCGTTTAATGCCGTAAATTTTACGACTTCTTCACG